CCGATAGATGTTCCTAACTTAGCGGCTCTTACTGCCGATTTTGATAATTCTTCAACTGAACCACCAAAAAACTTATAGGCTGCTTCTGAGTTTTCAGCTATATCTTTTACAACTCGTGATGGTGCAACACCTGCTTGTTTTGCCATTTCGGTGGTTATACCAATTAAGTGTTGAGCTTGTTCGGCAGTTAAGTTTCCAAGGTCTTGAAATATTCTATTTAACTTTGCACCTTCTTGTACCCCAATACCAAAGTTTTTGTTTAAGGTTATCATAGAAGTTAAAACTTCTTCAGATGGTTGTGAAATACCATCAAACTCATTTACAAATGCGGCCGCTGCTACTCCGACATCTTCCATCGATGCACCAAGTTTGGCAGTATCAATTGCTGATTGTTGTAAGTTTTTAGTAAGTTGTCCTGTTTGGGATATTAATAAACCAGTTTCATTTCTAAAAGTTTCACCAGCCTTCTGCATATTCATAAAGGCTTTTGTGGCTAAAGCAAAGACACCAACTAATACTAAACCAATACCCGCAGCTGCCATCATAGGTTTTGAAATAGAAGCCATAGCTTGAGTTGCAAATCTTTTAGCTCCTTTAATTCCAGCCCCAAAACCTGCTCTAAATTTTGTGGTCATATCACCTTGTGTAAATCTAAATGCACCAGTAAATGCACTCATAAATCTTTGTGATGTACCTTGAATTATATTTGATGCACTTTCTCCAAATGGTTTAAATAAATCAGACAGAAAACCACCTATCACAGGTATTCTTCCTAATCCTCCTAATAAATTATCTATCATACCAGTTGTAGAATCTGAAATACTGTCAACTACATTTTGAACTCTTCCTAATATTTTTTGTTGGTCTGCATAAGTTTTTAAAGTTTGAATATTGGCAGTAAGTAAGGCATCGGCAGTCCTTTTTAATTTATTATTTACACCTAAATTAGTATTATTTATTTTTGACCTTTGTGCAGTCAATTTGTTTATTGCATTTTCAACATCTTCTTGACTTTCGATATTATTTATTATATCTTTGGCAATATTTAGCTCATTTGATAAAAGTTTATTTCTTTTATCAGATTTACCAATCAAATTGTCCATTTGAGACGCAATGGTTTTATTAAGAGATTGGGTCTCTTTTAGAGCTTCGTTATATGCATTTTGTTCTCTTGGGGTCATTTAATATTTCCTAAAAATCAAATCCAAGTGATTTTCTTACTTGTAGTGGTAATACTTCTTTAACTTTTTCTTCACTACCGAGTTTTTGTAATATTCGTTGTCTACTTGATTCAAGTTCTTTATCGGCTTTCATTATAGAAGATTTAATATCTCTATCATTTTTTACTGCTTTTGATAATCTTTTTACAAACAAATTAGATAGGAAACCTTCTTTTTTCAGATTGTATTTTTCAACCATTTGAGCAAATAGTTGTCTGTCTTGTTCAGTTATATTCATAATATTCTCCGTTACTGACTTAGATTTAGTTGTTCCACCACTCTGTCTTTTCTTTCTACCTGCACAATGTGCTTTCTGAGAAAATCCTTTTGCGTTAGAACAATCAATACTTTTTTTATATTTTTTTGACCAAGCCATTACCCATATAAATATATTATATAAAAAAAGTGAGGAAAAATTACTTCCTCACTCTTACATTAGGGCCTTTAGATGGGGTAGATTGTTGTTGAGCTTTTTTTATTTGTTTTTGCTCTTGTTCTTTTGCTTCAGATAATCTCTTATAATAGAACTTTCTGATGTGTATAGGCATTGAATAAACTTCAGATTGTGTAAAACCATTTCCGTAATAACACAAATCAAAAATTTGTTGATGTAATAATACAGAATAGTTAATCGGCAGGCCAAAAAAAGTTGACGCCCATTGGTATGGGTCTTACCTCCTTCTCACCTGTCTGTGGGTCTTCATATTCAAATTCCATATTCACATCAGGGCTAATACTTTTAACATATTCTCTAAAAGCTTTGGTATCTCTTGTTAAGAATCTATTATTAACAAAGTTATTTATTGTTTGAGTATCGTTTTTACCATCTACCGATAAAATCATATATCTGTATCGTGTAGTAAGTTCAGAAGATGCACCATCCTTATTTAATCTCTGCATAGCTTTAACATCAGCATCTATCTTTTGTTCATCTCCATGAGTAAGTAATTTAAACTCTAATACATTTCCACCAACTGGTGTCGTAAATGTAAATTTATTATCTGTATTTAATAATTCAACATCTACTTCTTTGGTTTGTATTTGTGCTAAATCAACAACTACTTTTGATTTTTCATCTAATTCATCTGTTATTTCTATTTGATAATCACTACCATAACCCAAAATACGAGTAGCTAACATTATTGCATTTTTATCACCAATAATGATGTCATTTGGATTTATTTTCTTATCAACTATTATAGACTCAAATAGTTTATCTAATACCACTCCTTTTTTGATTAAGTTTTGAGATGCTAAAATTTCTTCTTCTTTAGCAGTCATATACTTTATTTCTATTTCACCACTACTAAGTGGATTTGACTCAGGATAAACTTTACCTTGAGATGGAAGTGATATTACTTCAGTTGGATATTGTAATTCAGACATAACGTTTGTTTATTATTTATATATAAATATATAAAAGTAAAAAATATTGATTTTTAGACATAAAAAAAACCTCTACCTTGTGAGTAGAGGTTTTAAAAAATAATGATGAATTAAGTTTAGAATTCTAATATTGCGTAATCGTAAGACAATGTTAGTGAGATGTCTGATGGGTCGTTAGAAGCCCAATCTAAGTCATTAAAGTTAGCAGAAGTAATGAAAGCTCCTTTTAATGTAAATTGTTCTATCTTATCACCAACTGGCCCTAACATATAAATTTGAACATCTTTCTTATAGAAGTCAGCATAACCATCACGACCTGTAATAGATTCGTGAGAAAGTCTTACCCACTCCATTACCGCTACTGCACCTGATGGTACAATTGGGTCATATAGTGTAATTTCTATGTCTTGCCATTCACCTTTGCCTTTAAGTTGTCTTTTCACATTAATGTGGTCAAGAGTAACTTTTTCAAATTGAATTGACGGTCTGTTTGCAGTCTTAATCAAATATGAAGGTATACCATCGATTTCCATGATGAAACGATTTTTCATCTTCGGTTCGAAGTTGGTATAAAACATATCGTTAAATTCTAATACTTCTGCCATTTTATTTTATCTCCCTTAATTCTTATATAAATATATTGTTTTTAGTTTTTTAACCTGAGAACGTTGCACCTGTTGGTAATATGTTAAAGTCAAGTACGATGAACTCGGCAGTTTTCGTTGGTTGTAAGAAAATCTGACCAGCCATTATATTTCTATCAATTACATCAGGAGTATTATTAGTTTCATCCATAACTACACGGAATGCATATAAACCTTGTCTTTGTTGTATTCCTTCTAAATAAGGATTTACAGTATTCAAGAATTTAGACCTTGTAGTTGCAGTGTTTTGTTCGAATACTAAATATCTTGAAGTAGAAGCAATATACTTCTTAACTTTGATAAGTAATCTTCTTACGTTAATTCTGTCTAGTGCCGAAGCTCTATCTTGTAGTGTCTTTTGACCGAATGCTACAATACCTTCACCAGGGAATGTTGCTATTGGGTTTACTTTAGCTTCATATAGTGAATCTCTTTCAGATTGTGTCAGTCTGTTTAGAACAGATACTGCACCAACTATACCACCACGATTTAGACCTGCTGGTGCGAACCATTCAGCTGCAGTAGCGTCATTGGCTGCATAAATACCTGGCATCAATACTGATGGTGGTACTGCCGTTAGTCTATTTGTTCTACTATCAATTGTTTTAACCCAAGGATAGTAAGAACCTACATAATTTGAATCAACTGCGTTTGCTTGAGCAATAGCTTGTGCAATAGTGTCAGTTGTTGCTCCACCTGTTGTAGAGTCGTAAGTTACACCAACAAGGTCACCGATAAAGAATGCATCTTCACGTGCCTCTACCATATCAACAACTTTGTCGAATACATAAGAGTGTAATCTTCTAACAACACCAGGTGCAGTTACTAAGTTAATATCAAAGTCATCTGGATTAGATACTGCATTGATTGCTCTTACATAAGCAACAGAACCACTTGCAGTTGAAGTTGATAAATCAAATCCTTGAGAGTTACCAGCACCAAACTCTTCGTTTGTGTTTAAGTTTTTCTCACCAGCTTTTAGTGGTTTTACTGTTGGAGCAACTCCATCAAATCCACCTTGGAAACCAACAGAGAATTGACGTTTAGCAGTATCAGCGGCAGCTGAACCTGTCATCTCATATCCAAATCCGTGATTAGAAACTACTACTCCACCAACAATAGCGGTAAGGTTAGTAGCATCAAATGCAAAGTCAGTATTAGCACCAACAGTTGCACTTACAGGTGTTGGTTTTAGATAGTTTCTGTTGTTTAATTTAACAACTGCCGTATCAAAGTCCAGGCCTGAAAACTTAGTTGTTGATGATGCATTGTTGTCAGCTGAACCTGTTGAGTAGATTACTGCTGGTACTAATGATTCATCAACACCTGTATAAATTGGGTTAGTGTAAGCACCGTGTCCGAATGGAGCAGCAGTTACTGGGAATGAACCCTCTGGTTTACACTCTACTCTAATGTAACTTGAACGATTTACATAATCACCATTTTCGTTCATTTTACCATTAGCGTCAATTGTTCTATTTTGGTCACCAATTACTTTCTTGATATAATTTGGTGAAGCTGGGTCTAAGTTAACATTGTTAAATGTTTCTAAGATAGAAGCTCTTTTGTCTGTGTCAGAGAACTTACGAACTAATACTGAGAAGGATGCATAATCAGTAGAGTTTGATTCACCAGCCGCTTTTACATTAAAAATAGAAACTTTAATGTCTTGGTTATAATAAGTTCCATCACCTAAAGTATGGAAACGGAATAAATCATAACGTTGGTCTGATATAAGTTGTGACTTAATAAAAGGAGTAGTGGCATGAGTCACATCTTGTGAAAAATCTTGTGTAGCCATTTCGATAAGTTCTACTTGAGAACCACTATCAGAAATGTATGTAGTTTGGTCAGTAGCAGTTTTTTCAAAATAAGAATAAACATACCCACCTTTTGTACCATATGGTGAAGTTCCAAATACGTCACGAATGTCTTGGTTAGATGAAGGTAGTACTGATGCAGAACCTTCAAACTGTAACTCAGAACCACTAATAGTGAAATCTGATGCAGATACTTGAGATTCTAATACTGTTACATCGTCAAAACCATCGTCTAGTGCTCCTCTTTCTGTAACGTGGAATGAACCTACAATCTTTCTACCACCATCTGAACCCGATACTGCAATTGCAAATGGGTTAGCATGAGTATAACCACCTATGTGGCCTGTTCTCACTATTGTTACTGTTCCTGCTTCACGCAAATAATTTTGGACTGTATATCCTGTATAATAAGAACCATCGGGTGTACCGAACATTTCTTCAAATTCTGCCTGTGTGTTGACTACTGTTGGTACGAATGCTGGCCCTTTTTGGAAAGGCCCTATTACTGCAGCTCCAATTTCACCAACACCTTGTGCTAAGAAAGAAAGGTCATTTTCTCTCGTAAATACACCAGGTGATACTATCTTTTCTGCCATTTTACTTTACTCCTAGTTAATTTGTGTAAAAATACACATATAAATATAATTTAATTTTGGTAAAGAGTGTTTTAATACAACACTCTATACATTTAATGTATGATTTACTCGATTTTATTCAGATTCTTCAGTAGAATCCTCTACTTGTGGAGTAAATACACCTGTATCAGGATCGTAACTACCATCCCCATACTTTTCATTTAATGATGAGAAAAGTTCTTGTTCTTTTTCAGCCAACTCACCGTGTTTTTCTAAAAGTTGGTTTTCAAAAGTTTCCAACTCAGTCATTCTTTTTTTCTTTTCAATTCCTAATTGACCTAATCGAGTAAGTATTTCACTTACATCTCTTCTTAGAGTTAAGATTTGTTCTTGTTCTTCGTCTGTAAACTTTATTGTATCTGCCATTTTTTTAATTAAGTGTTATTGAGATTATATATATAAATATATACAAAATCACCAAACGTAATTTTTTTTTTAGATTGTAATTGATAGAGCAGATGTATAACTACCTCTTAGACCATGGTCAATTGCTCTTACTCTAACATAGTAAGTACCACTAGACAATACACCATTTGTATCGAAGAATGTAGCTGACCATTCAGTTTCATTCACTACTAATGAGTTAAAACTTGTACTTGTATCATCTATTTGAATATCGTAAGCAGTAATACCTGTATCACCTGTTGATGATGGAGCAGTCCAAGAAATTGTACCACTACTTTCAGAAAGACCAGTTGGTGCACCAGGTGCAGATAAGTCAGTATGAGTGTTACCTCCTTTGTTATGACTAATAAATCCATTTGATAAATAAGTATCTTGTGGTTCAACATCTATTGTTACAATCTCTTCTGTTCCATTTTGTATTTCAACATCAGTTACTATTATTTCTTCTACCGAACCACCATTATGTTTAATAAGATAATCACCAACTACTATTCTATGTATTTGTTTGAATTTGTATAAATTATCTTCCGAATCTCTTACAAGGACAGGATGTTCTGGTGTTGCTATTAATTCACCACCATTTATTGAATACATTTTTTTAGCAAATGAAAATACTACATCTCTAACCGTAACTGACTCAACAGTAGTCATTAAACTACCAACTGACCACCCTAAATAATCACCTTCTTGTTCACCTAATGTATTGATACCAAATCCTCTTAATTCCATTCCCTCTTCTACATCACCAATTTCTATCGTTGAACCGTCTGGTAGTGTAACTAAAGTATCTACAGGTAAACAAAGAGCAGTTGCATTACCATCGTAAGAATCTACAGAATAAACTGGTTTATCTATATTGACTCCATAATTAGTAGCATCTTCATTTACACCATCAACATATACCGCTCTAATAGTGTGTGATTCTACAGGTTGTAAAGTTGTTTGAGTACCACCATCTGTCATATTACTAACGTCAAATGTAGCTTGATATCCAGAGTTAGTATTTAAACTTATCTTTGTACCACTTGGAACACTCCATGTGGTATTTTTTGGTTCATTTTTTAAAAGACTAAAAGAAGTACCTTCACCAGTAAAAATTAATGTATATGTTTCTGTTGTGTTTTCTACCGCATAGGTGAATCCAGTAACGTCATCAATACTATCCACTCTTACATCACCTAAGGCAATGTTATCACCAGCGGATACTGAACCACCATCGGATTCAAATACTGTCTGCATAGATATGTTTCCACTTCCTGTTGTTATTGCAGCTGCATTTGCAACTCTAGCTAATGATATTGACATTTCTTTTGCTCCTTATATGGTATAAATATAAAGTAAATCATTTATCCACTTTTCTTTATTAGAAAAGTTTTTACTTAGGTAATGTTTTAAATGATTAAACCATCTTAATTTTACTTCGTATTTTTCATTAATTATTTGCTCGTAAACTATTTTAAAATCTTTTTTGTTACTTGCTCTGTATGGATATTCTAATTCTTTGCACCAAGTTTTACTCAATATTGGTAATTTTCCGTAATCAACTGCTTCAAATATTGAATAACCAAATGGTTCTGCTGAAAAAGATGAGTGTGATATTCCCCAATCCATATTATAAAAGTCATCTTTAAAATCAGAATCAAAGTGAAATATTTTAGACTTTGAAAAATCATATTTAGCTGCATTTTTCCATACAGAATTAAATTCTACTGAATTTGTAAAAATATAACTTTTTATATCTTCTAAATAATGTGGATTTTTTCTACCTTCACATCTTGAGGCAAAACCCAAATTATTTGAGGTTGATAATTCTTTATTTTGTTTAAATTCATAAAAGTTTGGTATATCTACCGTTTTTCTACCAAAGTCATATAAACCAATCCAAATATTATAATTAGCCCAAGACATTACATCTTTTTCCCAACTTGAGTCTAAATAAGGATGCCATCCAAAGTTCGCATCTGTTGTAATTTGAGAATTTAATATATGATTTACTGAGTTGTGTAAAACATTAGAGTGTATCTTATCTTTATTATCTAAAATTGGTTTAACTGGTGTATAATGACCATGTAATATATTTATTCTTCTTGCACCATTACACAAATCTTCAAACTTTTGAATATCATCTCCATGCCAATAAGCTTCAATTGGAAATTTGTAATCCTCATGCCCTTTTGGTTTATTTCTATGAAGAAGAAGAATTGGTTTTACATCTAACTTTGGTGCAACTAACTCCATCCACATATTTACCCACATATCAGTACCAGCATTTACCCAAGGACCACCGCCAGTTGTATAGTATATATCGTACATTATCCTCTATTGAATTTTAATTGAAATACTTTGTGATTTTGGTCTAATTCTGCAGTTGATAAAGCTTTATTGTATATTAATAAACCACCGAGTCTCCAAGTTCCACCTCTAGCACCACCTCCACTACCAGTTGAGGTTGACCCAATTCTATTAAAAGAAAAAGTTGAGTTAGTATTCATTTCATATTGTGTACTGTTAAGTGTACCATTAATATAATTTTGGGCATTACCACCATTCCATACAACAGTCCAATTATTCCATCCACCAAATATTAAACTTTGTCCGTTTGAAAAATAATCATGATTACCAACAGTTCCACCGTTAGTTTCTGCTTCAGTAATATAAGAAGTAGCTGAATTATTTTTTACTGCCCAATAATTTGTGTATTTTCCACCAAAAAGTGCATGAGATGCTGAATATTGACCAGTTGAATCATAGTTTGACCAAAACCAAACAGACATTGTTCGATTTGTGTCATCTGTACTAAATGATATTGTAGAACTTAATGATATTCTCCTCAATGCACTATTATTATTAGTTTCTAATTGAATGTAAGGATGTTGGTTTGATGGAGTAACAACCATTGAAGAATTATCAAGTGTTCCATTGACACCATTAGAAGAAATACTCGGTGCCATATTTGTAAGAGTAGTTCCACTTGTATATGAGTTAGGATTACCTACATCATAATATAGTTGTAGTTGGTCAAGAGTTATAGAAGGGTTGATACTTGTTTTATGATGTATCGAAACATTTTTGACTGTTACTGACATTTTTTTATACTTTAACTACTATTACACCAGCAAAGTTACCAGAAAACTCAAGTTCTACTGTATTTGCATTTACAGAAGTAATAATTTCTGGTAATTCTTGAACTTTATCAGAGTTATACGCTTGAACAATTGGATAATCTTCATTAAGATTATGAGTAATAGTATGTTTTGTATTAGCAGTAACTGTTTCTTTATAAAATGTAGATTCTGCTTTTGCATCACCTGACGTAGAATCTTCAAACTTTACTTTATTATTATCATCAAGTTTTAATTTTACTTTATTATCACCTTCACCAATTTCGAGTTCTTTAACTTTAAGTGTTTTTAGTGCTTCAGTTGATGCATCTTTAAACTCAACATTACCATCGGTATCTCTTGTTATTTTAGTTCCACCCAAATCAATGGTAGAACCACTCAAATATAAATCTCTCCATCTGTATGTTGATGAACCTAAATCGTATGTTACATTTTGAGAAGGAACAAAATGAGTAGAAGAGGTAATTGAATTATTTACTTGGAATACAGGAACACCCGAAATATCATTTACTTCAAATACATTACCTGTGTTATCATCATCAACTGATAATAATTCACCATTTGAACCAGATATAGTAAATACTGTATTACCATTATTACTATGAATTATTGTAGTAGCTGAAGTTAAGGATGTAATTGGTGAATTAACAATCGTATGAGTATCACTAAATACAGATAAACTACCACTTGTACCATTACCACTTACTGTTACCGCTGATGCAGTAAATGTATTTAAATCAGTTATTAAATCATAAACTTGTGAAGAACCCGAAACAACACTATCACCATTTGTATTTAAATATCTTGTATCAAAATCTGTTGTAAGTTGTGCCGAAGATGATATAACACCATCACCACCAACTTGTAAAAATCCTAAACTATCTATTTGAGTTGATGATGAAACAATACCACTTGGAACATTATTTAAGTTACCATAATCCAAGTAGAAAGATGCCGGTTGACCATTTAAGTTTGATGAGTCACCTGCTTGTGCATTTACTATATGACCACCTTTAGCTACTACTGCAAAACCAGATTGAGCTGATGAAAGAGTAACTGATACATTATCATCATCAGTTAAAGTTACTGCCTGTGGTATGATTTGTTCGTCATCATTACTATAAACAGATACTAATATATTCTTTGTACCAAAAGAGTGATTAATAGTAAATGAAGAAGCATTTGAGAATGAACCTGTTACAGTTGCTATTTGTGCAACGTCTATATTCGTTAGGTTACTACCATCACCACTAAATGAACCAGTAAATGAAGAACCACCGTCTGTATCACCGAAATTATCACCACTTATTCTACCTGTTCCAAAGTCGGTAGCTTCATCAAGTAATTGAGTAGATGAGGATATAATACCACTTGGTACATTTGTTAAAACTAAATAATCTGCTCCACCAAAACCACTTGCTTCAGCAGAAGCTGATATATAGTCATCGGTTATTACAGATGTTATTTGAGTTGAACCCGATACAACACCATTTGTGGCTGCAATTGAACCTGTGATACTTGTGGTTTGGATATTAGTTGTAAAGATTTCTCTTATATATCCTTTTCTCCAATATTTAGCAGATCCACCTAAATCAAAATAATCATTTCCATCAGGTATTAAAGAACCACTAAACTCTGCCGATACGGTTACAGAATCACTTGGATTATCTCCAATAAAGATATTACCACCTAGTGTTAAATCACCATTTATAGTGGCATCACCTTCTACTAATAAATCATTGGTAACTTTAACATATGAAGAAGTTACGGCAGCTGATATGTTTATTGAACCAGTAGTTAATGAATCGGTAGCTACGATTTGTTGAATCGATGGGTCTCCATCGTTCTTTTCAAAAAATATTCTACCGTCATAGGTATTTATCGCTAATTCGCCTAATTCTAAATTAGACGTAGAAGGTACTTTACCCTGTACTGCGGTTCTCTTTAACTTTACTACTTGTGCCATATATATGTGTTACCGTTTTCATTATATATATAATTACTTCGGTTATTTACTCTTTCTAAAGAGAAGTGTATGTCAGTTTTCTAATTTATCTAATCTTGATTCCAAAATCTCTATTTTTTCTTGTTGAGTTTTTACAACCTCTATTAAAAGACCAGTCAATTTAGAATAGTCTACACCTTTATAACCATTTTCTCTATCGTGTACTAATTCAGGAAGAACTTTTTCAACTTCTTGTGCAATTACACCCACATTTGGAGTTTGTTTTGCAGCTATTGAAGCTTCTTCATTCCATTCCCAAGTTACACCTCTAAGTTCTTTTACTTTTTCTATTGGATTTGAGATAAGTTTTATATTATCTTTCAATCTTTCATCAGATGATTGGAATGCTACTACATCACCTGTTGCCGCTATATCACCTGTTACTTTAAGTTCAAATCCATCACTTACTGCTCCACCAACACCTACTGTACCGAATTGTACTGC